TAGACGCGCCATTGTTTGCGGTCGCGGTCGGCATCGGTGGTCAGGTCGGTGGTGACGATTGCACCGTTCGGGTACTTGATCCAGAATGCCTCGATGCGTTCTTGGACTGTGGCGTAATCTGCCAGGTTGAATCTAGCCATTGAGTTCCCTCATTTCGATGTAGTTGTTGTAATCGGTAATGAACCTGTTAGCAACCTCTTTGAGGTCGGCAATCATGTCCTCGTCTCGTTCAATGATTGTGTGTTTGGGTTCCATCCATGCAGGCACAAACTCGCCATTGTCGGACTCGGCGCGTAACAGCCAAGCGAACACACACTTGGTCGCCCCGGTAACGTGCAGTTGCCATTGAACCTGCCGGCGATACTGAATCGGTATCTTGTCTGGATCCCAATCCTTGCCCGTCGTTTTCACTTCAGCAATGATCGACCAGTCAGCGTTTAGGCCGTCCGGTGTTGCCAGATGCCACCGGTCAGAACCAACCCCACAGATTAGCCAGTCATTCGGCGCAATCTTGTATTCCGGCGGCAGACCGTTCACGATCCATTCCTCGTAGTCACGCCCAAACTTCATGTAGGCGTTGTCCTCGACGACGTGTTCCTCCGGGTTGAGGGCGCGTTTGAGTTCGGCATCGAACCCTCCGGGTCCTGATGCTGCTTTGGCGACTGTTGTGGCACTAACGCCGTATTGACGTGCTTTGTACCATTCGTCAGTTAGTGACCGTGCCACCATTCGTTCGATTTTGTTGTTCACGCAATATCCTCTCTCCAGCGGCGAGTCGCTGTCGAGTGAATTCTGCCATAAGGCTATGACGTGATATGTCGACATCGCCGCGCATTCGGATGCGCAGGCGGTCGATGAAGTCTTGGTGTGCTGCTTGTTCGGCCTCGTGCCGTTCAAAGATGATGGCGGCGAGTTCGGCGCGGACTATGTCGGGGTGTGGGTGTCGTTCGGCCCATAGGTTGATGTGGCCGCAGGATCCGCAGGGAGTCACACCAATGTCAGAAACCATCGGAGGATGTAGTACCCGACGTAGATTGAACCGCACCATGCGAGCAGAACGAGGAAATCTTGGGTGTAACGCATTTTTACTCCTTGGCTAGTAGGTGGCAACAATGTATCACATAAACAGGGGCGGTCAACCCCTAATGTTGACCGCCCCACCCGAACAGGGAGAAAGGATAAGAACCTATTCGGGGATGACCTCGGCGACGACATCGACGACCGGGGGGACTATCGCGGCGGCCTCGGCGCGTTTCTCGGCAATCTCTTTACGCAACAACTTCTTGGGGTCAATGAATACGCCTCGTGCGTTCTTGATTGCAAAGTGCAGGTGTGGACCAGTGCTGGTCGTCCCCGTGTTGCCAGACAACCCGATCACTTCGCCACCTATTACCCTTTGCCCATTGCGCACATTAAGTTTGGACAGGTGCAAATAGTACGAGTGTTTCCCGTCCGGGTGCCGAATCGCGATGTTTTTGCCCAACACCTGATCGGGGTTGTTTGAGCATGACACGATTGTGCCCTTGGCGGTTGCGAACACTTTGTCACCTGTGTTGCAGGCATAGTCCAGTCCGGGCATCTTTGAATGACGCTTGACATGGTCGTCGAAGTTGTCGCGCACCTCGCGCGTCTTGCATGGTCTGACGTAATCAACGTCCATTGTTATACCCCCGTGTTTGTGATGATGAGTGAAACGAGTACGGCGGCGATGCCGGACAGCCCGGCAAAGCCCCATACTTTCATTTCCAGATTGCGGATTCGCAGTTCGTGGTCGTCGAGTTGTTTCGGGTGGTCGCCCATCCGCAGCTCAAGTTCAATCAGTTTGTCGTAGATCCGTTCAAGCGTTACGACGACTCCGTCACTTGGCATTCTTTCCACCGTCTTTTGCACGGGCCGTTTCGATTGCCGAGTTGATTGTCGAATCAAAATCGGTGTCGTTGACGGTGCCCTTGCCTGCGTAGATGAATGCCAGCGCACCAAAGATGCCCAGAACACCCGTGAGAGCCCCCATAAGGGCACTCTGGGCGACTGTAAGTCCGATTGCCGAACCAGCACCCAACCCAGCAATTCCAGCGCCGAGAGCGAACGATGCGATGCGCAGTACGCGCGTGATTATGTCTTTCATGTTTATACCTTTTCCAGATAGTAGTCGATCATGTATCGGTCTGGACTGATGTTGCCGTCCACCCCGACGATGCGGTGTTGAGTTGTTGTGCCGTCGTAAATTATGTCCACCAGTCGGCCAACTCGCAGCAACGAAACTTTGGTCAAGTCCTCTTGTGCGTTCCAGCGGATGCGTGTGACCCGATTGCTTGTAGTCGAATATCTTGACAAGTACGTCGCCGCAATGTTGTCCAGGTTGTTTGTGACCTTGAACGTGGGTGACAGACCGAGTTCGCCAGTCCAGATGTATTGGAATGATGTGTCGCTGGCGTTGTCACCGTCAAAGTAAGTCACGGCGGTCGCGGATGACGATTTACGCATCAGGAATCCGTCGCCCCAGAATTGGTCCCCAGCACTAAAGTTTCCGCCGCCGCTGCGGTTGAATTCGATTCCAAGGGTCGCACGTTCAGCGGTTGCTGGGGCCGTCGATGTCAGACTCATAACCTGCCAAACATACGGTGTCGATCCAAACGTGGTCTGTGCGCTGAACGCTGTTGAGATTGTTGAACCCGATTCGTCCGTCCACCGGATAAATGCACGGCCACGCACGTCGGCACGGTTCGGCGCACCACGCGCACCTGCAGCCTGAAACTGGTATGCCACACCGGGAACGACTGGTACACCGTCCGCCTCGGACCCTGTGTAGCGAATTTCTGGTGTTGTTGCCGCCGACGCAATGCGGAATCGCAACGCCCATTCGCCGTGGTACGGGCTGAACGATGTGCTGTTGTCTATCGGTTTGCGTCGAGCAATGCGCTGTTGCTGTGTCGTGTAACCCTCATCGGAATACTCCAGCGATGGGTTGCCAATCAGGTTTAGATCCTGCACGATGCCAGCAAGGTTTGTGTTTATCTCGGTAGCACGGTTTCCGTATGTCGTGATCGATGTTGCATCGGTTGCCTGCCAGTTGGTGTCGTAAGGAACAGACACAACTTCAACACCGTTGACAATGTTGTAGTTCGGGATGTTTGCCCCGCCGCGTTTGGTAACTTCTTTGTCGTTTGTGTCAGTAATGACGGAATGGTTGTTAATCACAATCGTGTTGGCGACGTTCTGCGACGACGATTCAAAGTCAATCTCTGTGTAATGGAGTTGTCCGGCAGAACCTGCCACGTCTGTAAACGTGTAACCCGACGACGGGGCCAATGACAAAGGGCGAATCTGAATCAAACTTGTCCGGCCAGTTGTTTTGTTTGTAGGCAAAGTGAGTGTCGGGAACCAGAACAGGTTGTCTGTGGCCGCCAATAAATCAAGATGGTCGGAGATTGTTCCCACGAAATCGGTGTCGCCGACAACGCTTGATGCCGAGGTGGAATCGAACGCGATGAGTTGCGTGGCATTGGTCGCGTCGACCACGTTGTTGAGTGCCCGTGCCCGCGACTGGTAAGCGTAATAGGTTTCCTTGGCGTAGGTCGTAACAGCCAAACCACCAACCCCAACAACCTGGAATTGAGAGATGTAACCTACCCAGTCCAAACAGTTGATTGTCGTCAAAACTACTGGTGTGTTGAGTGACACAAAATTGTCAAACACAACCTGCTGCGACACATCCTGCACATACCCAATGAACGCATAATCGGTTGTGCCTGAACGGCGCAAACGCACCAAGTCGCCGACCAGCGGTGCAGTCGCCACGTTCTTGAATGTCGCGTTGAGTGTGCCGACGTCGACCTGTGATTGTCCGGGCGTACCAACACGGCCACCAATCGAATAATTGACACCAGCAACAAGGTCCGCGGTACGGTCAACCCACGTAAACGTGGATGCCCACGCCGACGTTTCTAAAGCAATCTGCCCGTAAAGCGGATCCTCAATAATTGGTAAAGCCATTAGCGCACCCCGTTTGCCCGGCTGTAATCTGCCAGCACACGGGCTACTTCACGCCCGGCACTAACCGAGTCAACTGGAGAGTTGAAGTTGACAGTAATGCCTGCGCGTCCCATGCGCGACGTGCCACCGAACGGTTCATTTCCTTGACCGCGACCAGAATTATCACCCCTAGCACCGGGTTGACTAATCCCTAGGATGTCATTGCGGAAGTTGCGCAACTCGGAAACCCAGTCCATGTTGAACGAAGTAATGCCGTCCAAGAACCCTTTGACTTCGCGCAAGAACAGCGCCATGTCACGAACACCCTTGGCACCCTCAACAAACGCATCAGCAATGGCCTCAACATCTTTACGGCCTTGCGGTGTGCCCAACCAGACAGACACCTCTTTGTTGATCTCCTCCAACGGCCCCAACATCTGCTCACCGATAGCGTCACCAATTTGTTCAAACTGTGCTTGTAGTTTCTCAAACGGGGTTGCCGATGCCTCCGCCAAACCAGACACGCGATTCTCAATGGACTTCAGAATCAAGTCCTGCGCCTCAAACTGTTTGCCCGACTCGATGAGCTGCGCAATCTTACGTTTTTCCTGCTCGGTAAACGTAATCCCGGCACGGCTCAAGGCGTTTAGATTGGCAATAGGATTTTCCAACACGCGACCAAGTTTGATTGCGTTTGTTTCCATGCTGCCAAACCCACCAGCCGCCAAGTCAATCGCGGCCTGTGTTGCCCGGTCGAATGTGCCGTTTAGTTCGTCGGCGGTACCACGCAACGACTTGAACACCAACAGTTTGCGCTGAACAGCCTTGACCTGCTCATCGTCAATACCAGTCGCCTTGTTCACCTGATCGGCGTAAGCGGCCATGCGTTTTGTGGTCGCGGCAGTTTCTGCGCTGACACCGTTCATAGTTTCCAACATGAACTGCAACTGAATGTCCGCCTTACGCGACTCCGCACCCATGTTCAGAATGGTCGGCACATAACGCAAAACAGCCAACGTGAGCCCCAGCATCGCCCCACGAGCGACGTTGAACGCTTTCGTGGTGTAATCACCAAACGACTTTGTTTTAGCCCCTGCTGTGCGCAAACCTGACGCATACTTCGTGGCATTCATGGCCAGCGTAACAATCATGTTCGATGCAGCCATCACTTGCCTCCGTTCATCATTTTCGCAATCGCGTTCACTTCACGCATTGTCAAACCCTGTATCTCCGTGACCGAGAGCCGCGCACCAACAACCAAAGTTGCCAACACCTGCGCCCGGTCATCCCTTATTTTTTTACTGCGTCCGGCTCATCCGCACCGAACAAGTCGGTTAGGTCAGTCGGGGTCAATCCTTCAGCCTGCTTGATTGTGAACGTCGGGTCGATGCGGCGTTTCATGATCCATGCCAACCCGATACGCAGACGGTAAACGCCCGGCTTGTCGTCGCCAATTTCGCTGAACGAAAGTTTGGCGTAATCCTCAATTTCGGCGATTTCGCCCAGGGTAATGTTCTCAAAGTCCATTTGTTCTAAAGCCTTTCTGCTTTATGTAGTTGTTCAGTTGGAAGTTTAGCAATCGCACCATTGCTGGTTTCATTTTTTCACGGGCCTTGACAATGTAAGGGTTGCCCTTGCCTCGAACAGTCGTGCGCCAAACCCGATCACCAGTCTGTGACCGTTGCCCGGCAACACGATAAGTTCCCAGCGATACTGCACGACCGTACTGCACACCCGTCGTCGTAGTGCCCGTCGAACCCACCACGTTGCGAACACGCGCCGAACCGGAAGTGACAAGACCACCGAACACCATGCGTGAATCAACACCGCCAGTCACCTTATTTTTCACAAAGGCTTTTTTGGATGCGTAACCCCGAATGGACTGCGCCAGCCGACCAGAGATAACCGGGGCCGTGCGCGTGGCCTCTTTTGCCGCAATGATTGCCGACTGCTTGACCCACTTCTCGAACAGGTTACGATCTCCACCCATGGCGAGAAATTTCTGCCGGGTTTCGTTCAACCCTTTGATGTAGGTACGGCCTTTAGTGTCCTGCAGAAGGTAAATACCATCTGTCTGACCACCAATGACCGTACCCACGTCGTCAGGCCCTACGGGGTGGTGTCGAGCGTTACGTCGCCAACAATGTCCATGCGGACACCGTCAAACGCAAACGTGCCGTCAGCCGAGGCCTCGCCACCAAGAGTGAACGAACCCTGTGCAGGGACACGAAGTGTTCCAGTGAAGTGAGGCTGGTCGCCCGATGCTGTGGCGTTGCCATGAGGTGCATAAACGAATGCAACCTCGTCACCTGCAGTCGCCCACATAACACGCCAGAACGACGCTGATTCAGTTGACTGAACGCCGGACACGGTGAAGTAGAAGTCGCGACGGCCACCAAGTGATGCGTCGTAGAACGTGGTCACATCTGCCGATGCATCCTCTGACTGCAGAACAACTGAACTGAAATCAGACCAGTAATCGTTGCCGTCGATTGTGAGTTTCAAAGAATTTGCTTTGATTCGAGTCGATGTTGTCATCGGTGTTTCTCCTTAGAGTTGAGTGTTTTGGTAAACAGTAATCGTGGTCGAAAGGTAATCTGCGCCGCTAATGTCCAGCATTGTCGGGGCACCAACCTGTGATGCGTAGAACCCGGATGCGTCGCTGATTGCCTCAAGTGTTGAATCAGTCAGGTCGTCAAGTGCCGTGATCATGGTTTCATTCGCCGCGTTGGCGACGATGAGGGTGACATCGAATCCGACGCGGAATGTGCCGAAAGTTTCGCCTGCGCTTACCCAGTCACCGGATGGAACAAGGATGCCCATTGGTGGGGCCGCACGTTCTGGTGTGAACGCAAACACGCGCAAACCAGCACCTGTGAGGATGCTGGCTAACGCGGTTCGCGCTTGACCAATCATGCGATACCTTGACCCACCCAAGCGACTAACAGGGGGTAGGCCGCGATCATGGGGTCGCGTGCGACCCTGACGCTTGAGCTGCCGTCCAACGTCGCAAACTGTGCGATGCCGTTCGGGGCACTACGACGGTGATACAGTTCCGAACCACACTCAATCTTGGCGCGATTTAGAACGTCTGCGTTTACCGTCGCAGTACCCACGAACTTGGCAACTAAAGCCGATGCCTCGGTCCAGCAGTCCGCAACGAAAGCGTCGTCAGATGCCGGGGCACCCACGTATGCTTTGAGGTCGTCGTAAACTGCCATGGTGTGACTAGTCCGCTACGGTCGCGACCACCAGAGTCGGGTAATCATCCGAAACTGCGGTGTAGGTCGAAAGCGAGTAGGCCGTGGAGAGGTTGACCGCGTTGTCCTGCGACAAGCGAAGTGCGCCGGACGTGAACTGGCGGAGAGCCAGCGACGACACGAACGAGTCCTCGGAACCGTTGGCGGCAAGCTGCGCGTCAACGATGATGGGGATGCCTGCGATGGTTCCACGGAGTCCGCCGGGGTTAGCCGATCCGAATGCGCCGATGTTCTCGTTGGAGAACGAGATGACCGGGGTTCCGTCAAGAGCCAACAGAGCCTTGAACGTCGCCTTGCAGACGATGAGTGCGTCGATGGTTGCACCTTGGGGCTGGAAGTACGTTGCGGCTGCGTCGGCGAGTGCGCCGGCCCATCCGTCGTAGTTCTCGTTCGCACGGGTAACAATGCGACCTGCACCAGCAGCAGCCGAAACGGTCTGCGTGTACTTGTTGCGAAGTTCCGCAGCGAGCGCGTTACCGAGTGCGATTGCCTGACCACGGAGAACCGAGTCAAGGTAAGGAACGGTCGAACGCTCGATGGCCTGACGAGTCAGTTCCGAGTAGTTACCGATGGTCTTGATGTCGACCGACTTGGTTTCGAGGTTCAGCTGGTAGTAGCCGAGGTCTTCACCTTCGGGGTCCTGTTCAGCAGTTCCGTCGGTGATTGCGTCGACCTGTGCGAACGTGATGGCCATGCCCGTTGCCGGGGTGACACCGCGACCGAAAACAGCGCCGAGAGGGTTTGCACCCTCAACGAGGCGGATCAAGTCAAAGTCGATGGGCGTGGTGACCGAGTCAGCCGTGGTAGCACCTTCATAGGCGCGTTCCGCAATTTTGATTGCGTTGTCGTCACCTTCAACGATTGCCTTCAAGAACTGACCAGCCGAACGGTAGGACGGGGCAACTGCCTCGACCTTGTTGATGCCAGCGATTTCGCGCTCAAGCATCTGAATGGATTCGCGGACCTCGGCGAGGTCGGAATCCGTGGGAGTTGTTGACTCCATTGTTTCCTCCTGTGGAATTGCCGAGTCCGGAGTTTCCGGGTCGGTGTCGTTATCACGAACTTCCGTGATGACAGCGCCGTCGTACCATGGCCGACTAACGAGGCTGGTTTCGATGACTCTTGCTGACGTAACCACACGGTTGCGGTTGTCGTCAAGTTTGTGGTCGTCCATGATGAACCCAACCGAAAAACGGTTGATGACACCATCGTCGAGAAGTGTGATTGCGTCGAGTCCGCGCTGGGTCTTTGAGATGGTTGCCCGAATCTCAAACCCTGCCTCGGTGTGACGGCCCTCAATGATTTTGCCAATGGGTTCACGCTGATCGTGTTGCCACATCAATTTCGCCTCCGGGTCTAACGTCACCGAGTTACGGGCGAACATCTCACCGTTCTCCATGGTTTCGTAAGGTACGGCGATGCCGGTCACTTCACGCTTGTCTTTATCGGTAACACGGAATTCCATGTCACGGGTTTCAACTGACTGCACTAAAATCTCCTCCTACGGTCGGCATGTCCTCGATGGCTCGCACTTCGTCAATCGTCATCCAGCCAGATTCGATTGCGAGTTTGTGTGCTTGGTAACGGGTAAGAGTGTCAGAACGCAACAGCGAGTCAACGTTGATTTTGACCATCGTGCCGCGAGTCGTCAAATGCGACAGCGCCGACTCAATCTCAACGATGTATTGTGACAGCGTGTACCGGACGAACGCCATCTGCTCTTGTTCCATGTTCGTGTAGGTCATGGAGTTGCCGTCGACCGATGCGAGCAACATGTTTGCCGGGACACCGAACAAACGGGCAACCTGCTGAACATTCCACGCCTGTGACTCTATGAACATTGAGTCCCGTGGGTTCAAATACATGGGTTGATAGTTCAATCCGTTGCCGAGAACGGCCACACCGTTCTTGGCACCAGCAGTCAAATTCCATGCATCTTTCGCAGCTGCGGCCTGATCGGGCGACAACATCTGGTCAGACTTCAGCACACCGTTCGGAATACCCGAATCTGTAAACCACACCGACGCATAATCGCGTGTGTCACGGGCGTTCAGCAATTCTTTCTGTGCGGCCTGAATGGGGCCGAGTCCGTAGACGTTGCCCGGCACACGCATCATCGACAGATGCTGAATGTCAGAAAGCGCGTACTGGGTCACACCACGGTAAACATAGTAAAGCGCGTTGCCGTAATCGTCCGTCTGGATCATCACGTCGAACGGGTTCAGCACCTCAAGATTGACGGTTTCGCCGCGACCGTTGCGACCAATCAGCCAATAAGCGTTGCCAGCAAGTGCCATTGAGTTGACGGTTTGTTCCATCCACACTTCTCGGGTCACTTTGATATCCGGTTGACGGATAACCAACGGGGTGGGGGTCACTTCGGCGTCGTCACGGTATACGTGGATTCCAAGCTGTTTCATCGCAGTAGCGATAATGCTGACGGAACGATAGACAGATGCCAACGACAGAGCATCGTTGGTTGTGACCCCCGAAGTCGCCGAACGCGGCGGCGGAACAATTCCGCTACTGCGTTCCTCGAATCCGGGCACGAATGAATCCGCGTAATCAAGAAAACGCGTCGGATTTAGAAAATCGAGAAATCCCATTGGTATCAGTATGACACCATTGTTGCACTAGTGCAATATCTAGGTTTGCGCGTGTCGTGGAGATGTGGGGAGTCGAACCCCAGTCCGATCGTCGTTCCTTTTCAGGTTGTACGTCGTCGAGTAACCGTTACATCCCCTATTGGCATGAATCACATTGCAAGAGATCCATAGGGTCTTGCGGTACAGCGTAGCCGTTTACATTTTCATTTTCCATAAGAGAATCAGAATACTTGAAGTGTTTGCTCGCGCAAAGTATCCGCGCCGAACGTCGCCAACAATGTGGCCATCACCGCGTCAATCTCCACCGCCGAATCGCGGCGCGATACCCGGAACCCCTCACCAATCATCTTGCGAACAGTTCGCGGCACTTGAATAGACAACAACGGGTCGCCAGCATGCACCAGAGTCCGCCGGGCCAGACGCGCATAGAACATCGACGATGCGTTCACCACATCGCCCAACGTCGCCGTTTCCGCCGGATAGCCACGAGTCTTTAGTTCTTTGTACAAATCGCGCAAAGTGTACCCATCAACAATTATGGATCGCGGCGAATGCGACATCAGCTGACCGCAGACATAGAGCAGTTGTTCGAGTGTGGGTTTGTTGATGGACGCAACCAACTCGGTGTAAATTACGTCGTCGACCTTCACCGCCGCCGCGATGGTCGCGTGTTCCCAGTCCGGTGTGCGGTCAATCGCAAACACAACGTCGCCAGGTGGCATGACCGCATCAAACGACCGTTCACACTTCTGCCACAGTTCCGCCGGGATAAACGTCTTACGGCCCGACTGAATAAACCTGTTTAGACGGTAACGCACAATGTCGTCGGTCGGCAGCGCACGAACATCGTCAAGCAACAACTTCGGGTCAATACGGCCCGACTGCAACGCCGGGTTAGCCTCCATCAACAGTTCGAGCAGCTCGTCGTCATCCTCCGGCACGACCGTATCCGATGCCTCCCAAATCCACGCACCGAACCGTTCTAGATCTCCGGCTATTGCTTTCTCGCTGTTGGTGTACAAACGGTTCAGCAGTTCGCTGTTCTCGTCGCCAGCGGTCGTGATGCCGACCAGCAATGTGTCAGGCCGCGCACCTGTACCCGATGCCAACGCATCCCACACCTTGGCATCGACCAAGTGAACCTCGTCGACGATGCCGACCGACACCGGAATACCTTGCAGAGTGTTGGCGTTCGCCGCTTTGATTTCATACCGCGATCCGTCCAGCGTTTTGATACCCCGAGTTTCGGTTAGTTTGCTCATGCGTCGTTCTAGTGCAGGGTTTGACGCGATGACCCGTTGTACCCGGTCATAGACGAGTCGAGCTTGTTCGGCGGTCGACGCAACACCGATGTTGTATGTCCCAGGCTTACGCAACAACGCCCAAATACCTAACGCACCTACAATCTCCGACTTGCCGTTCTGACGGCCCATCGAGATTATCGCAGACCTCCACCGCAATTCCCCGGACGGCAATAGTTCGGTCACGCGGCGCATCAACTCGACCTGCCAATCGTCAAACGCAAAACCCGACGTTGCCACCGACCACGCTTTCTCAATGATCGGCAAATACCAGTCAATGCTCGACTCAAACACATCCGACAACGGAGGCGTGTAACGAGTCGGCGCAAACGTCATCTAGTAATCAAAGCCTCAAGCTCGTCGAGCGGCGCACCATCCGGCGCAGAGTTCCGCAACATCCGCAGAGCCTGCAGATAAGACGACGATTTCGCCGCCGTGTATTCCTCATCGAGTGATGATGCGGTCGCCAAACACAGGGCCACAATCGCAGCGTGTTCGCGGCCAATCCAACCAAGCGAATCAAGGGTCATCTCAAGAGCATTGCGATTGCCGGTCGGCATATCGCGCCATGTTGCGTTCGTCATGCTTTGTCCTGTCTGTGTCGTGCGCCGATTCCCAAACCTTTTTCTTTGATATGCGCGGCAGGGGGAACGGCACGGGATGTGGAGATGCCCTCCAAAAAAATGGA